CATTTTTACTGGGCCACTCCGGTATTTTGATTCCATGCGTTTGCGCCAGATGGCGAGAGATTGTTTCGTAAATCTTGCTATATTGGCCGCGCTCCGGGTCTTTGGTAGACTCTTCCCCGACCATTATCCGCTGAATTGGTCGCCAGAGATGATCCTTTGCCGAGTTTACCGTCCACGGGATGTCGACATTCGGCTTCAGCGTCTTTTTCATGTCCAGCCCAGCATCGTTTAGCGTCTGCGCGACCTGCCCGAGCCAGAGATGGAGCGCGCTGTTCTGCGCCATCGTTCGCGGCTTTGCGGTGCTGTACTGAATAGCAATGTGCCCGTGCTTCTCGAATAGCTCTTCGATGTGCGCGACGAATAGCTCTTTTGATTTCTTATCTTTAACCGTCCAGCCTTCCATATCAGTCTCCCATCTGATCCGCGTAATCTGTACCAATCTGCCCGGGAATATGAACCCGGCAGTCTATGTCTCGATGCAAGCGTTTTGCCAAATTGAATGCAACTGCTTGCCCGGTAAACGATCTATCTGCGTCTGCGAATATGTGCAGCGTTGCCACTTGGCTCGGCGGCTCGAACTTCTCTAGCATTCCAGCGGTCGCAGCGGCCCAGCACGGAATCTTGAACTTGTGCATGACCGCCAGAGCTGTCTCGACGCCTTCAGCGATTCCCATCTCGGCATAAATGTTCGTGAGACGTATCGCGCCGCCAGTTGTCGGTCTGCATGGCGGCATGATTTTCTTCGCAGACGGAACCAGAGCTTTCTGCCCGTTCGCTGTCAAATATGTGACGTGCATCGTCGCCGGAAGTCCGTTTCTGTCAGAAAAAACACACACCATCGCCGGATGCTTACCGAGAGACTTGCCGCCGTCCCAGTATTCGAGACCGGGATGGAATCCGATCTTTTTGCAGTTCGCCAGACCGCGATTTCGCAGATAGAGAGTCTTAGCGTTTATCTGTGATTCGTAATCGAGACCGCGACGGATAGATTCGAGCCGTGCTTTATTCTTGGCGAGATCTGGTTCGACTGGCTTGCTCGGCTTTATGTCGCCGACCATCTCTTTGATCTCCTGCGCGACCGCTGATTTGCTCATCCCGGTAATCTCTGCCGCTAGATCCCAGCCGGAGCCGTTGCCGCACTGATTGCAAAAGTATTTGCCGTCGCCATTGTGATTGGTGAATCTGAATCGATCCTTCCCGCCGCACATTGGGCAGGGCGCGTGCTTACCGTTTAGCAGCGCTTGATCGATGCCGAGCCTTCCGAGAATCTCTTGCCAGCGATTGCGCGAGAGCTGCATCAGATCATTCATGGTACAGATCCAAGAAGTCGGCGAGACTCATCTTAAAGACTGCGGCAATTTCGACGGCCCGGGACAATTTTATGTCTTCGCTTTTCTGCCAGCGAGAGACTTGCTGCGGAGCGACTCCGATCTCTTTTGCAATGTCAGAGATTCGCGTGTGCGAGCTGGCTTGCGCTGCCCGGATCGCTTTGCCGAAATCGACCTTTTGTGACATAGTGTTCTGGCTCATTGTTACTTTCCCCGAAGTAGAGTATTGCCCGGTGCAGTTATTAGCTTCTGCACCGGGCTTTTTTCATGCTAGAACGGTATATCGTCCCCGAATGTTTCGTTATTGTCGCTTTTTTGTTGCGGTTTTTCAACTGGAGCGTCCTTAGCTTTGAACTTCAGATCGAACGATGGCGATCTCTCATGGTCGCTTTTGTTGCGGAACACATTCACCCAGTAAGTCTTTCCGTCGATCTCGCAGTCTCCCTTCAGCACCATGTCTTGATCGTGACGCTGTTCGTGCTTCCAGAGACCGCCGCGCATATTGTTATCGTATTCACTCATTTTTACTTTCCCTTTAGTTGATTTACATTTTCGTTTATTGACTCGACTGCATCCGTCACTATCTCTTCGAGCGACTTGATGAACTCTTCGTCTCTTTTAACGCGAACTAGCAGCGGCTTAATGTTCTCGGCGTAGCAGAGAAAATCGCACCACTCTTTTTCAGCGATCCATAGCTGGCCCTGAACTTGAGCCAGATATTCCTGCGGCATCCTCTCCTTCTTTAAGAAGTCTCGCCAATATTTCACCATCGTGTGCGGCTGCGGGCACTTGATTTCCAGAATGCCTTCCGTGCCTTCGATGAGTCCGTCCGGGCTTGCTCCGGCTTCTATCGTGTCGTGCAGACAGAGACCGACTTCGATCGCCTTCGCGTCGTACATGAATTCGTAATACTCGCGTGCTTTCGGCTCCGTGTCGATCCCGTGCTGCATCGCTGCGGTCGTTGGAAAGAATTTCGACTGCCCGGTGAGCTTCTCAGCGATCAGTTCGTCGATATAAGCGTCAGCAGACGCCGATCGCTTCCCTGTGGGCGTGATTAGCCGACCAAATGAACTAGCAGTCGGCACTCCTCTGCGAGCTGCGTACCAGCCCTCAGTGCGTTGTTCGTGCGGCAATATGCGCATCTTCTTCTCCCGTATATTTGCTTTCGATGTGTTTGCAGATGTCGACGAAATAGCTTCGCTCGAAATCCTTCCAATCTGCTGTAAAGTAAGTCACCAGCAGTGCCAATCGCTTGACTCGGTGTTCTATCTGATCGAACTGCTCCAGATCTTCCTGCATCGCTTCGATGGCTTGATGGAAATGCTGATAGTCAGAGATGAATACCGCATAATTCTCCATCTTTTCGTGCAGCTCTTCGACGCTGATCTCTAGCAGTTGAGCAATCTCATCTGCGTATAGAATCTTCTCGTCTTCATCCATTCTGCTCTGCCTTCTTAGTCTCCAGTTTTAATATAGCAACGTCGGCTTGCGTAGCTGTCAGCTCTGCAATTCCGTCTACCCTGAAGTATTTATGAAAGATCTCGACATCTGCGTCGGTATCTTTGATTAGCTCATCAATGCGAACCAGTTGCTCTATATTTGCTGGCTTTATAGACTCTGCGCGTTCTTTTGCTATCTTCTCGGCGGCTTTGTCAGCTTCTGCGCTCGGCAGATCTTCGCCAGCGTAGATGTAGTGACCGAGACCGAACATCGCTAGACACTTAACGAGACAGCGCATCTTCGCTTTATTGACTTGGACTGCATCTGGGTTCGAGATCGCCTGATTCTTAAAGTCCATTACTGGTAGCCACATTTGGCGAGAGAGACCGTCGATCGTCACGGTGCAGTAAACCATGACCGAGCCGTCTCTTTGCGCTTCTGCGGGTTCTTGGAAGGAATACTCGGCTTGCGGGTAATGCTCCATAAGAGTACCCCATGCCCATGACCAGCTTAGAAAGCTGAGATTCTGTTTTTTCTCGATGCGGCCTGATACGTCGACCTGCGATAGCGTCGCCCAGATGGACGCGAATGTCGTCTTTTCGCTCATTTTAAATCTCCCGATTTAGACCAGCGGAATGCCAGTCGTTCGGCGATTATACTAAAATGAGACTAATACGCAACTATATTGATGCGCAATTGTGGCGGGAGTGTTAATAAGTCCAGATGTGCGGTCTTGGCGCGTTTACGTCCATGTCGGTCGCAATGTCCAGATGGATGAATCGACGGTCGCCCTTTTGATTGACTCCGATCCCGGTGAATAGCCCGGTATTGAGTGCGTGCTTTAGCAGTTGAATCGCTTCTTCGTAGCTGACAGCGATATCTACTGCCAGCCCGCAGCCGTGAGCGCCGACGAAATCTTTATTCTTCTCGGCAGGATGAGACGGGCAGCGATAGCCGGATGTGACGATAAACGGGAACTCGCAGATCGTGCGCAGCGCTTGCAGTGCGTCCAGCAACTCGTCCGAGATCTCTGCCCCGGTAGAGTCGCATTTGCCACACTTGCAGCGAAATTCGCTACGCGTGAAATTCCGATAAGCGAGTTTAGCTGGCATTGATGAACTTGGCGACTGCGCCTTCGATCGAGTCGTTGATAAACTCGTCGGCTTTGTCCACTGCTTCGTCTGCTATGTCGGCATATTTGGCCGCAGTGATTATCGCAGTTTTCACCGCTTGGAACTTCTCCGAACCCTTACCGGACTCCGGGAGCTGCTCTTCGGCTTGCAGCACCAGATCTTTGATCGATGCGATTAGGAATAAAACGAATCGTGCGATTTCGAATGCTAGTTTTAGCTTACCCATTACTTACCCCTTTTCTTTGGCTTCTTGGTTGATTTTGCGGTTTTCTTAACTGGTTTTGAATGATACGGCATTATTCGCGCCCCCACGGGTTTTTGAGTAGTACGCATTCAACGAATATGGCGACTTCGTTATCGCCAGAGCTGGATTGCGCCTCAAATTCGAAATAAGTGCATTCCTCAATTCGGAATGGTATTTGGCGGTCGTATGTGACTTCAGATGTCGCGCTTGTGGCCCGGGCGATACGAATCACGCGGCCGTCTTTATTCTGCGTCACATTGCGGAATCTGAGAAACTTATTCGGGTTCGCCGTTGCCGAGTTTAAGTTAATTCTGAATATGTAGAGCGAATATCCCTCCGGCACTGTGTACTGGCACGCCTGAGAGATTCCTTCGCCGATGCCGATATAGCCGAGAGTCGACGCGCCTCTGGTGACAGTAATATTTCCAGCATTCTCGCCATCGAGCAGAATAACTTGATTCACTCGCATGAATTCGACCGTACTTACTACCGGAGTCGTCGCATCTGTAGCATCTAGCGTCACGACCTGCGACACGGCCTTAAATTCGCCGTCTACGCCCTGAATTAGCACTCGCTTGGACGAATCCCCTGCCGCGCTGCTAACGACGCTCAGAGTGCCCTCTGTGGCGTTTATCGGGTACTTGCCGCCGACGTTCCAGAGAGTTTCGTAGTCAGTGCCGACGACCGCGTTATATCCGAAAAGATTAACCGGAGTAGCTTCGGCAATGTTAAGCCGGGCGATGTCGAATCCGGTATTCCCGGACGGGTTCAGATTAGTGTATTCGCTCATTTATCGCCGAGCTCCATATATGCGCCAGCAGCTAATAAAGCGAGCAGCGCCATTGTAAAGAAGCGAGCAACTGTCTGCCCGACTGTCCGCTTTGTATCTCGCCATGCTTCGAGCAGCGAGCGAATCTCTCTCACGTCGTCCCGGGCGTCGTCGTCATATAGCCCGATGTCTCTGAGAGCCTCTCTCGCGCCCTTCTTTGCTGCCCGGTCGATCATGAGTTCTAATTCTGCGTCAGTCATCGAATACATACTCGTTCGTATTGATTGGGACGATGCGGAGTCCGGCGGCAGTGCGCTTCTCGGTCATGACTTCCGGCTGATACATGGCAATCGTCTCCATAATCTCGACAATCTCTTCGGGCGAATAAGAGCCGCCGCTGTAGTAGATAATCGAGAGAATGATTTCAGCCGGATCGTATTTAGTCATTACCATTTCACTTTGTTAGCCCAGAACGCGCCGCTCATCTTGCCTTTTCGGATATTCTTCTCGTGCCGGGCTTTGAATGACGCCCGTCGAGCTTTATCTGCATCGCTTTCGTTCTTTCTCGGCGGCGAACCCTTCACGCCCTGCTGCCCGAACCGGATTAGCTTTACGTCGTCGCCTTCTTTGGCGAGAACGACGTGGCTCTTGGTCGAGTGCCCGGGAGTCTTCTTCGGCTTGTTATAGCCTTCGAGACCGTATTTCGTGAGTCTGGGGTCTTTAGCCATTACGTTGAATCCTTTTGCTCCGATTTTAACACATAGAAGCCGATAATTATGTCAGATTTCGTGATCTGGCTCGTAATCGTTGCCGGGGATCTCGTACTCGTGCCGGATGGCTATCCCGCCGCTGCGACGGTAGACGATCTGGTTCATTATGCTGGGCGACTTATAAAATTTTGATGCGTGCCAAGAATCGCTGGGAGCGAGCGTCCCGAACCTTTCGATCACGACTGAGTTATCGAACTGCTCCGCTAGCTTGCTGTGGAAGTGACCGAGTATCCAATAGCGATGGCTCGTCTTCGACCAGACGCTCAATCTCGGCAGTACGTCAGCCAGTCTACGGCTCGGCGCTTTGTCGCCGTGTGTGACCGCGATTAGGTTTTTCCCGAACGTCGTGTAGGTATGGAAGCCCTGCGGCTCCAGAATGGTCACTCTCGGCTCTTTGGCGTATCGGTAGCCCAGAACCATCGCAATGGCGATCGCAGTGTCTGAGTCGTGATTGCCCCGGGCCATAACCACTGAGACTTTCGAGTGCTTCTCCAGTATCCGGGTTATCGCGTGAATCATTGTGTCCGCAGCGATGCGCATTACGCTCTCGATACGCTGATCGACATCTAGCGGCGTGAGATTGGCTGTCGTGTTTTTGTGGGAGTTCGCGTGCATAAAATCGCCGACATTAATTAGCATCGCTTCTTCGCACGCCGGGGCTGCGTCGACAAGATAGTCTATCCCCCCCAATAGCTCGGCAGATGCAACTTGCGAGTTGAAGTCTCTATCGCGCGTCTCGGACGCCTCAGCCCGCATCCCGATGTGCGCATCGCCGATTATGATCGTCGGTAATAAATCCTTAGATTTACCCTTAGCGGACGGCTTATGGGTCTTTTTCGCCTGAACTACCTGCGAGTTCAACTGCTCGACGAATGCCTTTAGCGCTTGCTCTTTCTCTGCTGTCTCTAGCTTGCGGCGAGTCTTTAGCCACGCCTTATTCCCTGAGTCGTCCTCCAGATAGATAGATCTGCCCGTGACGTACTCGCCCTCTGGGACGTGCGCCGTTGCATCCCACGCATCGCTGAACCCGGCGGCAGCCGCAGCGCCTTTTACCGTCGTCACTATGTTTCGAACTGTCGCGTGAGTTATGCCGAGAATCTGAGCAGCTCTGCGAGCATTACGGTCGCAGCTTTCCCAGACTCTAGCGACTTCTCGTTGCCGCTCAGTCTTCGCGTAATCTTCGAGCTTTGCCATTTACTTCTCTCTCTGAACGCCTTTGATTTTCTCGGCAGTTCTCATGCCTCCGAGTCCAAGCATACCGAATAGCACTGGCAGCATTGTCTCCATGTCGATCAGATCGAGTTTCAGTTCCAGCCCGGCGAACTCCAATCCGAGATTGATAAACGGGATCAGAATAAAGTTCAGCAGCATGGCGAGAGCGCATACCCAGCCTACCGCCGGACGCCAGCCAGCCACGAACATCGACTTATGCGCCGCTTCAACTTTATTCAGCTCTATCTGCGCGACCGCTTGCTCGTTGGCTTGCTTATCAGCGAGCGTAGCGATCTCGTGAGCCAGTAGCGCCCGCTGGTCTTTGTCTTCGATAAACTTATCGAGCAATCCAGAGACCGGGGCGACTAGCGATGAGATGAGATTTAGCATCATGGCTCAGTTGGCCACTCTATTTCGTTCGGAAATCCAGACTGATCTGGAATATCGCGTAACGCTTGGCGGTATGTCGCCCACGCCGCTTGGTCTACTGGCGCATCTATGACTTGAGTCCAATCACATGAAGTCAGTTTGGCGTTTCTCTTTTTGCGAATTTTCGCTGCGATTTCATCCGATACCAATGTCGGAGTTGTAAACGTCTCTCCATCCCAAATGTCGCCAATACTACCGCCGTTTGATGCGTCTAAAAGCCCCGACATAAAATCAAGCGACTGAACCTCAATAGTGTTAATTACTTTTTGATTTTCAATTACATGAGCTTTCATTAGATTATCCCTTTAATATGAACCAGACCGTTACCACCACTCCCGCCATTTCGATTTATCCCAGCGCCGCCACCACCTCCACCGGGTATCGAGCCGTCTGAGCCGTTAACTGAATCAGTTCCTCCATCGCCACCATTACCGCCTAATACGGAAACTCCACCTGTCCCGCCCGGAACCGCCCCACCTGACCTTCGGCCACCGCCACCACCGCCACCACCAAAAATAGAGCCTCCTCCATCAGGAAGATACGGTGTTGTTCCAGCAGCACCACCGCCACCGCCACCACCTCCGTGATTGGTATATCCTGCCCCATTTGATGCGGTTGAAGTATTATGCAAACCAGCTTTGCCGCCTTCATGTGCGTATCCACTTAGCACGGTAGCTGTAGAATATGGCGATACACTGCCTCCAGCCACACCCTCTCTGTCTAATCCGTTTTGCCCAATGGAACCAAAACCGCCCGTCGCAGTAATACCAAAGCAAATAGTAGAGCCACCCGCAGAACCTGTGGATGGTGAAGAAACACCCCCAGCACCTCCTGCTCCCACGGTTATACTTTCAGAGGCTGATAAACTACTGGCAGCTTCAAGCAAACTAACGTGCGCACCTCCACCACCACCTCCTGTTGATTGATTGGAGCGACCTGCACCACCGCCGCCACCCCAAATTTCGCAGTGAAAATACGAATATCCGGCTGGCTTTTCGAAATTGCCAGAGCTTGTGAATGTTTTGAAAAATGGAGCCAAAATTACAGATGTAAATCCAGTTGAGCCGTCGCATTGAACCAGTCTACATTCGCCCGGATACATTATATAAGATGAAACCCCGTCAATTGTTTCGGACGAGTCTGGATCGAGAGTAATATCGCCGCTTCCGCTGTTGCGAATATAGCAGTACCAGCCATCGCCAAGTGTTGCCGCTGCTGTGAATGTCTGCGTGAAAGTTCCGCTAGTAATATCAATCAAATTTCCTCTTTCGTCGACTCCAAGAATAGTGTTGCTAGTTCTGGGAACACGAATCACCTCTGAACCAGCCGCACCTGCGGCAGAAATCCAATCAGCTCCATCGCTTGTTAAAACATTTCCAGCATCTCCTGCCGCAGGTAGCTCAAAACTAAGCGCAGTCCAATCAGCGGATAAACTTGGGTCTGTTGTTCCGCTTGTGGCTGTGTTTGCTCGATACGATTTATAGTCAATTGGCGAGTAAACGACATCTCCAGATGAATAACTTGTGCCACTTACCCAGAGAGTCGCATTCGAAGCAGCTTCCGCAGCGGCTTGTGCGGCTTCCGCATTGGTCTCGGCAAGTTCAGCAGCAGTTTGCGCGTCTTGAGCAGCAGTTACATTTGCAGCAATACCGCCGATGTCTGTGTTCATCTGCCCGATTGAAGTGTTTAGCTCACTCTGCATTACTACCAGAGCAGCCAAGAAAGCATCCGCGCGAGATATAAAAGTCGCCGGGGCGTCTGTTCTCGCCGGAGCCGTTGGGAGTGTGCTTATTGTGTTAATCGTCATTATACTAGCCCTTCGATTTCAAGTGAGCATCTGGAAGTTGTTGGATTGCTGAGAATTATATCAAATTCTCGATAATATCCGTATACGATAGAGTTTCTGTTGTTTTCTTCAGCGATCCACGCGCACGGCGTAGTTCTCAGATCCGCTAGAATGTTTCGAACCGTTCCAAATACCGCCGTATCAAGAATCACGTCAACGTCTAGCTTGTTTGCGTAAGGCCCGTCAGTGATAGTCACTCGGCCCTGAGAGTCGGTCGTTTTCGTAGAGTAATCTATGATCGAATAACTTGCTCCATGCTGAGAGAACCCAAGATCGGCGAATTGTCCGATAATCAGCGCTCCGCATTTAGCTGTAACGGTATCAGTGAACGTGACGGTGATGTCTGCGTTCGCATACGGCGGCAGATCAAGAATCGCCAGACGGTCATCCCGGACGATCGGCTCGAAAAAGTACGCGTACCAGTCCTGAATGCCTGAGTCAGAGATCAGAGAGAACGTCTCGTCGTAGACTACGCCCTCAGTCGCATCTTCTACCGTGACCGTGACTTCTGCGCAGTCGACGTTAATCAGAGCCAGCGAGTTTATTACCGTTGGCGACTGTAGAACGTACTCCATGCCGCCAGCTTGCTCGGTCTGCTCCTGTACGATGCCATTGAATAGCTTCCAGCGGTTCGTGCTGGATACTTCGAGCCAATAAGTGCCGTCGTCAGTTGTTGGATCGTTCCCGGTGTTAGCTGCTTGCTGCGACTCGTAGATCTTGTGAATGTTCGGAGTCGTGACGATTACCCGGTCGCCGTCAGCGTAAGTCGTGCCGACCAGCCATGCCGAGTAGTCAGCCTCCGGAACATCCGAAGACTGAAATATCGTATCTGTAACCGTTTCCGGTCGAATTAACTTCATATTATGCCCTCACTGGCGGCAAGCCGTTCTTGTCCCAGCGGTCGTTGAGTCGATAGAGCTTCTGAGTGTTTCTCGCCACTGCGATCATTACGTCTTCGATGCTCTGGCGCAGTCCGCTCATCTCGTCTGCTACATTATCAGACGCCCGGGCCTGTTCTGCTGTCTGTACGCGCTCTCCGGCGTGCAGTTCTGCGACATAGCCGTCGTACGGAACCATATTCAAGCCGTCTCGGTGAGATGGCATTGGCCCCATGACCGGATATTGCTCCGGCCCCATAGTCGATGAGCTTTGAGCGTTTATAGTATTTGAGCCGCCAGTGAGCGTTATGGCGTCATTATTAGCTCCTGAGACTGTCAGAGTATTGATTCCGGTCGTGAGACTTGTTATCGCTTGCTCCGCGGCTTCAACGCTTGCCGTCGCGTTCTCCGCAGCGGCATTAACAGCATCTTGACCAGTGTTCATGGTTAATAAGTCGACCAGATCCATTCCAGTCGTCTGGACTTTATCTTGCAGAGTTCTAGTTTTATCTGCCAAAACGATGCGGCCCATCTCTGACGCCACGTTGTCCATAATAGTTGAAGCAGTGCCATCGCCGATTATTTCGTTTAGCGCCTGATCGCTAATCCCGTTTCTGGCTCCGACCGCTTTAATCCACTCGGAAGCATAATTATCCATCTGCTTCTCGATGGTCGTGCCTTTCTCTTTACCCTCTTCGACGAACGTGCCGAGAACTGTTCCCGGGCCTGAGCCTTCGACTCCGAGACCGTTGAACGTGTGACCGCCGAGATTAACATCGAACCCGGCTTCTTTCGTGAGAGCCGTAAGAGCTGCATCTATTTCTCGCAGCGGCTTGACTGACGCTTCGGCTTGCTCATTGGTCGCGTTCTGCTTAAAGCCCAGCGGAGCAAATCCAGACTCGAATGCGTCCATCTGGAATATATTGTCGTCGCTCATTCCTCCAGTTTTCGCCATAGTGAGGCCAGCGGTAGACGTTGGAGTACCGCCGCTATCAAGAATCTTGGCGAGTGCCGCAGTGCCTAATATTGCTAGACCGATTGGGCCAGTCGCTAGAGCGAGAGCCTTTGATGCTCCCGCACTGATCGCCGCTCCTGCTTTTGATAATCCTGCTGCTACCGTAGCGCCAATTCCACCACCGCCAGCAGCAGTACCGCCAGCAGCCGCAGCAGCATTTGCCGCCATTGAGCTTGTACCAGCCGCAATTGCAGATTGAGCGGCAGCAGCGCTACCCGCAGCCGCAGCACCGCCAGTAGCGGCAGCACCGATCGCAGCATTAGCAGCCATCGTGCTAGTGCCAGCGGCAATTGCAGATCCGGCCGCAGCGCTACCAGCAGCGGCAGCGCCTCCGCCAACCACGCTTGCGACCACCGACGCCGCTTGCGATGCGAGACCAGCTATTCCGCTTCCAATCGATGAGAATATCCCGCTGAACATCCCGCTGATCGAATTTCCGATTCCGCTAAATGTCCCGGTTATTATGTCCGCAATCTTAGATGCCGCCCAGTCGGCGATCATTTGCAGGATCATATTCTTGAAAGTCTTGCCGAGATTGTCGAATGCGTCTTTACCGTTCTCGAATAAGTCCATAAAGAAGCCAGAGATCTTTGTTTTCATCTCTTCGTATGCTTTCGCGGCTTCTTCTGCGACTCGCTTTGTTTCTGTCTCGATGGCCTTCTGAGCTGCGTTATTGTCTATCTCTAATTGCTTCGCGGCCTCAGATGCTGCTGATATTGCTGCGGCTTCGTTGTGCAGTTCAGTCGTTGCGGTAATTATCTGCTCGCCAAGTTCTGACGTAGCATCGACTCCTGCCTTTTGCAGATTATTGCGAATATCAATTTCGAGATTGCTCATATATAGAGCTTCGGTCTCGTTGCTAATTGCTCCGAGCAGCTCTAGCGCTTTAGTCTTTGCCGCCTCTGTCTCTGCCGCCAGTTCATTCGCTGCGACTGCGTTCTTGTCGACTTCGATAGCATAGTCAGAGAGAGATCTGCCAGCATTTTCGAACCCGGTCTCCGCTGTGGCGACTTCGGTATTCATCCCGGCGAGTTGCTCGTTTAGCTCATCGACGCGATTCTTGCTGGCTTCTATTGAGCTTGAGAATACATTCGTGCGGCTTTGCCCGGTCTGTAGGCTCTCCAGTGTTGTATCGAATGTCTCGTTGAACGTATCTATCGCATCTGTCGGGTTCTTCACCGCCGCAGCGACCGCTGCCATTGTGGCGATAGCCGTATTCTGCACGCTGGTGAACATCCCGATAATCGAGTCCAGAGCGCCGACGAATGACTCCATGAGAAAGATCTTCACTTTCTCGAAAGCGATCTGGATATTGACGCCAGCTTTCTCTGCTGCGACTTTGATCGAGTCCCAGTTCGCTATAATAGCGACCGCAGCCGTTGCGATAGCCGCAGCGATAAATCCGATCGGGTTCGCCCTGATTGCTGTATTGAGCGCCAGAACTGAGACCTGCATAGCTTTGAAGCCGCCAAGAATGCGCGTTGCGTTCGATCCGATGGTAAATGCCACGAATCCGGCAAGCGCTGCGCCGACGCCTATGGTCAGCACTTCGATATTGTTCGTTATTCCAAGAATGACAGAACTGGCAGCAGTTATCGCCCCGGCGAATAAATTTATCCCGCCCACGTCGCCGATCTTTCTGAATAGCGCCGAGACGTTATCGGATAGATTCGAGAGAAGGCCCGGGAGCGCTTTCATCTGATCTTCCATTGCCGTGCCGAACTTAGTCTCGCCAATTTCGAGCAGATAGTTCTGAATCTCTTCGGATGAGTTGCCGATCGTTGTAGTGAGTCCCTGAAATGTCAGAGACACCTGATCGCCCTGCTTTGATGCTTTGATGCCGAACTCTTTCAGACGCTCAAATTCGCCTGTGGAGGCGTCGGCGACTGCTTCGATCATTTGCATCATGTCTTTGCCCATCGCGGCTGACGTGTTGCCATACGACCGCAGAGCGCGTTCTGACGGGTCTAGTCCCAGCGCTTTGAGCTTGATGAAACCTTCGACCGACTGATCGAGAGTAAATGGAGTCTGAGACGCGAATCTTTCGAGTTCTGAGAATGCGAACGCCGCGTCTTCGGTGCTTCCGGTCATCGTCTTGAGAGAGCCTTTCAGTCTCTCCGACTCTGTAACCGTCCGGGCGAAGTTGGTAACCAGTGCGCCGACGCCGAGCGCAGCCATAGCGCCGCCCAGCAGTTTGAATGCCGACGTTGTACTCTTGGCGCTTTTCGCCATGTCGTCGTTTGCGGCGTTTACCTTCTTGCTAGTCATCTGCCCGGTCGTGCCGAGCTGCTTGATGTCTTCGTTAGCCGCTTTGACTTGTCGAGTGTCGACTTTGATCTGTATCGTTGCTAGATCCATGCTTGTCCTTAATAACGAGTCCGCGTAGAACCGACTTCATGCCTTTGGCGATGTCGTTCTGTTCTTCTTCGGTGCGGTAGGGCGATTGAACGTCCTGATTGTCGTATTTTAGCACACTGCTGGCATATAGAGCGGATAACCGTTTTATGGTCTCAGCTTCCCATCCGGTGAGATGCAATTGTGTTCTCGCCACAAAAGCATCGATCTCTTGCCAAGTCAGCCCATGAACCCCGTTGCCGCTATTGAGTGCGACTCCAATTCTGCTGAGTATCTCTATGATATAGCCGAACGGCTCCACGTCTGGGAACCGTCCGGCTATTTCATTACTATCGATCATATCGATGCGTGATCGGTCTTTGTCTTTAGCCCGGGTCGAGAGCCAAGCCCACTGCTGAACGTATTTGCCCAGCAGCCCCGTTATTTCAAAAAATAACTAGCTCGATCCCCTGCCGCTTCCATTAACTGCTCGGCGATCCAGTTACGCTTCTCATAGAGCATATTCGCGTTCTCTTTTGTGCATTTTAATGCCGCACCTTCGAACTCGATGTTCTTGCTCCACTTGAGCGTGCTTTCTGCCAATATCTCATAGAGAGCTGCTTCGAGAACTGCGTTCGGAATCTTTCGATCCTTATAACGATTCGCGTTCCGGGTATTAACTCGCTTTGCGGCGTTCTGCCACGTCTGCGAATCTTTGCCGAGAATAACAATCGTTAAATGCTCGCCCTCATCGTCTACTAGATACTCGCCATTAGCCGGATGCTGGAGTTTTACTTCAACTCCTTCTTCCGCTGCTGCCTGTAAGTCAATGCTTGCTAAATCCATAAGTCACGCCCCGAATGTGTGTTTTATTAAGCTGCTACGTTTACTGGTGCATTTGTCAGCTCTAGTACGATGCTGTCTGACTTGATGCTGTCGACGCCGCCAGCGTTTACTTGGTAGCTCATGATCAAGCCAGTGAAGTAATCGATTTCGCCGTCTGGGTAAGTGATTGCAACTGATACCTCTGTGTCGGTCGCAGCAGCAGCTTTCGCAGCAACTTGACCAGTATCCGCAGCGTCAGCAGCGAATGAGAGAGTAAGAGTTCCGTCGTTCACCGAACCTTTACGCTTAACCACGCGACGCTCACCGAGAGGCGAGTGAGTGATTAAGTTGTAAACCGAGCCGAATGCTGGGATCTCAGTAATCTCGCCAACTGTAGCGAATGTGAGAGCCGCGAATCCTGCTGCGTCGTATGTGGCGGGAAGACCTGAGACGACGCCCAGAGTAGTGCCCGCAGATGTTTGAATAGCCATGTTAATTGCCTCTTATTTGCTTGCTGCTTTGAGATTCTTCACGAACAAGCGGTTAAAATTCTGCATATTCTTCCGAACCATACCGTATGGAGCCTGAATAGAAAAACCATCTCTGGTAATCTTTGGCCCGCCCTTCTGCTTTCTATTGTACTTGAAAGTAGTCGGATACGTTCCAAATTCAAGCGTCTGGATATATGGAAGATTATTGGTTAAATAGTAAACTTCACCGACCGCGACGCTCACCGTTTGGTTGACGTCTCTGATTGCTATCGCCTGTCCGTGAGATTCGCTTTGTATGCCTTCTATTGTGCCAGTCGCCCCGCGACCGACGGATGCTTGCCAATTACCACGAGCGCGCCCGGTATCTGCGGGAGTCTCTTTGATAATCGCCGTACTTACTTCGAAAAGAGTCGCTCGAATGCCTTTATTGAGCACATGATCGATCTTTTGTTCGATCTTTTTCCAGTCAGATTCCCAACTCAAACGAGCGCCCTCCAACTGATTGTGACCGGGACCTGAAACCAGCCGTCTCCGGTGATAGCAGACGCCAGCCGTGTCCCGGTTATTTTAACCGTAACGCCGTTATATGTGTACTCTGCGCCACGCGGAAAGTGCATCGCGATGAGCATGGCTTGCTCTTGAGCAGCGAATCGACGGTCTCCGCGTCCAGCCATTACACTGACCTGATAAAGTCCTTCGTAATCGTCTGCGCTTGTGTGAGCCACTCCGACCGCATCTTTGATATTCGGCAGGAATGATTCGCGCAGATAGAGCGTGCCTTCGACGGGAGT